TAAGCAAGCTACCTGAAGGGGACTTCACGCTCTGCTTCTTTCCTTATTCGAGGTCGCAGGGTATGGCTGGAGACACTTTGACGGTGAAGAAGCACTGTAAGTATAGGACACAGCTGCCGCAGGATAGATTTTCGGTTGATGCAGAGAATCTTTTCCTGTTCGAGGACGAAGACGGCAATCCTAAGATGTGTTATCGCATTCTTATTAGATACATGGGGTTTCCAAACGATGGATATAAACTTCACAAGATAAATTGGTTATGAACGATAGAATAGAGTTATACGGCAATGCTGGTAATTATATTGCAGATGGCAATGTGCTTTCTTTTCAGATTGGAGAGGGGCAACAGCTATTCAACACTCCTGGTATGCTTATTCCACAGGAGAATAGGTCGTACCTTCACGAACACCAGTGGCTTAGTGTTAATGGTTATCAGGTGTGTATGCGTGGTGTGAATAATAATCTTTGCGATGAAGTAACGACAGAGATTAAACAGAACCGCCTGCTGCCTCGCTTATATAGTAAGGAGATTAAGATGCTGTATGGTAATGGTCCATGTGCCTACATGCAGACTGTGGAAGGTGGCAAGATGAAGCGTGAGTACACTGCACTACCTGCGTGGGACGAATGGCTGAACACTTGGCAGGAGCGTGGTATGGAGACTACTGCGCAGGAGTTTGCCAAGACGAATATAAAGAACTTCTATTACTTCGGAGACTTCTTCTGTAAGTTCCGCTTTGCACGTGGCAAGCGTCTGGGTATGATGCCTGTTGCTGGTATAGAGCCTTTAGAGAACAAGCACTGCCGTCTTGCTACCACTCGGCAGGATATTGCCTACGAACAGATTAGTTACAGCGACTTCCGCCATATAGCTGTGGGGCGTTGGTCTTACGGGCTGGGTAACTATAAGATTTATCCTAAGTTCGTATTGTCAGAAGTAGACAACTACCTATATGCTGCCGTATCGCACCATCGTGAGAAATCAGTCGATGAGTTCTATGGTGTGAACGAAACACACCAGGGCGCACGTCCATATATATTGGGTAGCAACAGTACGGCTACTTATATCAATTCGTTCTTGCGCAACTCGTTAGCTGCCAAGATACACATCGTTATACCTAACGCATGGGTGGTTAGCAAGCGTTCGCAGCTCACCAAACTTTGTGAAGAGAACAAGTTACGCAAATCGAAGGATAAGGATTTGGTAAAATACAATGGTATAGAGATTGGCACGGAGTATCGAGAGTCGTTGCTGGTGGAATACATGCGCTTGGAACTGCGCAAGATAGGCGACTATCTCAGCGGTGCCGAGAATCAAGGCAAGGCTTATTCTTCCATATCGTTCATGGACGCTTCCGGACACGAGCAGCAGTGGAAGATTGAAACGATAGACCTTAAATATAAGGAATATATCGATTCGCTTATTGCCTACGATAAGCGCACGGAGGAAGCGTTGTTGTCTTCGGTAGGACTTGATGCTTCTATCTCTGCAGTGAGCAAGGACGGCGTTATAAGCAAGTCGGGTTCTGATTCTTACTACAACTATCTCATTTATATAATGTCGCTCACTCCCGAAGACGAAATTTGTGCCGAGCCTTTCAATATTGCTCTGAAGCTGAATTTCCCTGAACTCTATAAGCAAGGTTATCGTATTGGCTTCTATCGCGAAGTGCCACAGCGACAGGAAGACATATCACCCAAGGACCGTTTAAACAACCAACAAGCATGAAAATACTTCAAGAACTATTCGGCAATCTCGCCACCTTCAGCAGTTATGCTCCTGGCGTAGAAACTAATATCGACTTGCAGGATTTGCAGCCTTCAGGCAATTCGGCTCGCAAGCGTGTGGAAACCATTCTGACTACTTCAGTGTTCAAGGCTATTCTCAACTTGCAGGAGGACACTGAGCTTAAAGAGGCTTTGCGAACAGCTATCGCTAACTTCACGATGGCGCAGCAGCTGGTGTTCGATAGCATTGCCAGGCGCAAAAACGATGTTGATGTTTACAAGTACGAAATAGAGGCAATGCGCCGTTCGTATATGGAGAATTACTACAACGCTATTGATACGCTTGTAGGGCTGCTCTCTACTGATACGGTAACCGAACCCTCAAAGCTCTGGAAAGAGTCTCCTTACAACAAGATGCTGGAGAAGTGCCAAATTCACTCGGCAGAAGTCTTCGACACTATTTTCCCAATAGACCTGTCGTATTTCTTCTTCTTCAGGCTTGTTCCTCTGCAGAAGGAAACTTTAGACGAGCAACTGGCTGTTTACTTCGATAAAATAACCGAAGAGAACGCCTCGCGTATAGAGCAGCCCTTATATCTTGCCCTTGCAAAGAAGACGATTGCCAAGTCGCTGCGTCGTTTCGATATACTGGAGTTCCCTCCTACCATACGCAACCTTTTCGACGAAAGCCATGCTTCACGTTCAGGCAAAGACGAACTCGTCGCAGCTCTATCATTAGCCGACCGACTCGACCGAGAGGCAGAGCAGCTCCTGCTCAATGTAGACACGCTGCTCTCTACCGACACCACTGCCGACGTCAGTTCCTATTCAGCGTATAACAACCCCGACGATAAAATAATAATGCTGCCATGAAAGATATAGAACTCGTACATAAAGGCGAAATACACCGCATACCCAACAGTTGGGAAGGTATGACCGAACAGCAGTTCGTTAGTCTAACGACCGATTTACTGGCAATGGCAGCAGGAAAGCTGTCGGCAGGCGAAGTGCGCATCAACCATCTGTGCAGAATAATGAAATGGCAGAAGCGACGTTTTCGCACCGAAGAGCAAGTGGCAAACCTTATAGCTATATCCGAACAGCTCACCTTCCTATTCCAAATCAACTACCCCAACAACAACGAGGTTCTTGAGGGTATGAGCAAGGAAACTTACGAGCTTTGCCGTAGGGTAGACCCATTCCGACTGAACATTCCCATTGCTCGTGTGCTGCGACGTTTAGAGTATCAATACGTTGTAGACCTCTGTTTCTGCGCCCAGTTCATACCCACCATAAGCATAAACAACCGCACCTACCACGCCTACAAAATACAAAAAGACTATGGCACACTTACATGCTCGCTCACAGCACTACAATACATCGAAGCACGCTCGCTAATAGAACAAGGCGAAAAGTCGCTACCACTAATAGCAGCCATACTCTACTACCCCGAAAAGGAATACAGCTCCGAACACGCACACGCACTGGCAAAAGAATTCGAAGTATTACCACTCGAGATGCTCACCGCTATATCGTTCAACTTCCAAGCCTTCAATAGCTACCTGTTCAGCAAAACAGCATTTTCCTTACTCACCAAATTCAAGCTCAAGCCCGAACACCCCATCACCACCGACGCATCAGACGCACTCTACGACCTATCGAAAGACGGACTTGGCGATTCACGACAGATAGAACAGATGAACTTGCTTACCTACCTGAAGGTGCTGCGCAAGAAAACCATCGATGCCGTACGCGATATGAAAGGCTTCGGCTGGGATAAAGTGAAGATAAGCGACGAGGTAGGACTACCCGTCAGCATAATAAACGAAATAGTAGACAGCTAAGCCCCACCCCTCTATCCATGGATCTACACTCGTATATCCATAGATCTACGCCCGTACATCCATAGATATAAAAACATCAAACCCCTAAAGCAAACCAACAATGATAAAAGAACAATTCCTATACTTCGCACAATACCCATCGCGAAACGGCATACTCGCCATGTTTACCAACGGCACAAGCCACTTCGAAAGCTACAACACACTCGTGGCAGAACTAAGCCAACTTCCCCAAACGTCGCGCGTACCCGAAATAGACAACTACGTATACGGACAATCGTTCGAAGAACTACAAGCACGCATCGACAAATGCATAGGGTCGTTCCTCTTCGTAGACTATGGCGAAATGTCAATGACAGCCAACAACCACAACACCTACGAACTAACCCAACGCTTAGCCGTAACCGTAGCCTTCAAAATGCCCAACCGAAGCGACGCAGCCGAACACATGCTCGCCTCCGACAAAACACTATCCTTACTATCAAAAGTACACGCAGCCATGCTCGCCGATGCCGACAAAGGAAACATAGAATGGCTATCGCGAGGCGAACTCGCCCGAGCCGAATACGTACCCTTCGTAGCCACAGAACTACACTCCGTAGGCTGGACACTAATGCTATCGTGCATAGCCCCCGACACGCTACAAATACACCAAAAATACAAGTCCTTTGCAAAAAACACCTAATAAAGTAATTTTGCATACAGAAATCAAAAACGCTCACATAATGAAAAGAATACCAATGATATCAATAGTCTCCCTGCCCCTGTCCATCGTGGCAGACATCTCCCGGTACTTCTATCAAGACTGGGATTTTGCAAAATGGATAGCAATAGCCGTAACCCTCGACACCTTACTCGGAGTATGGAAACACCTGCTGCACAAAGACGCATCAAGCGGAAGCTTCTTCTCCAAGTTCGGCAAAAAAATAGGCATATACATCTGCCTACTAATACTATCCAACGTGTTAGCAAACACCACCGTGCAAGGCTCCATAGTAGGAGCAACACAATGGATAAGCACCTACCTCTGCGTATTCATGCTCGTAAGAGAATGCTTCTCATGCATAGAAAATATGCAGGCAATATACCCCATCCTACCCACTTCATTTATCAAACGGCTGAAAGACTTCAACGACAACGGCGAATACGTAAAAAAATAAAAAAACTATGATACAAAAAATACCACTCACATACATTCTCATAGGCATAATAGTAGCACTCTTAGGCAGCCTATCAGTATCCGTTCATCTATACAACAGGATGAAAGCGGACCGCGACCGCCTCGAAGAAAACCAAAACATACTGCTACACAACGGCAAAGTAGAAATAACACAAACAGCAACAGGCAACAGCCACCTATCAGCACCAGCAGTAACACTCACACCAACCGAATTCAAACAAAGTGGCGACACCCTCGCAAAAATAGCAAAACAAGTAGGCATAAAAGCAAGTAGAATATCCATAGCATCATCAGCCGGAACAACCATGTCGGCAAACATAGTAGCACCCATCATAAAACAACCAATAGCCACACTACAAGCATTTCACGACACAATAACACAATATATCCCCGACACACTAAAATGCTTCAACTGGACCGACCCATGGCTAACCATAACAGGATGCGTGTCCGACTCGCTATTCCAAGGCACAATAACAGCCACCGATACGCTCGATATAATGGTCCACCGAGTGCCCAAACGCTTCCTCTTCTTTCGCTATGGCTGCAAACAAGTAAAAATGGACATCATATCACGCAACCCACACACCCGGCTAACATACGGAAAATTCTACCAATTCGCAAAGTAAATCTTCTTCTCACGTTTCTTTAGTTTTTAGGTTGTTTCGCTGAGCCATCACGTAAATCGTGGTGGCTCTTTTTATCACGCTTTAGCACAAGATAAACAAAGCTAAACCACTGGTTATAAAAGCCATATAGCTTGCACGTTCCCACTTATAGTGTTACCTTAGCAGTACAATAAAGAACAAATAAAAACAAAGAAAATGAACGAGCAAATACAAAACATTCTAAACGAAAACGGAACAAAAACTTCCAAGATACAGAAACTTCTCACCCTTGGACTAACACGCCGACAAGTAGCCGACCTTGTAGCAAATGGAAACTACGGATTTGTGCAGAACGTCTACAAGCGAATGATGCAGGGCTTAACCAATACAGCAGCACAGACTGCAGCAACCATCGCCCCAGTAATCGACTACACCTTCAACCGCAATTTCGGAGTGGAGATTGAAGCCTGCAACTGCACACGCGAACGCCTGGCACGCGAGCTTACCGCAGCAGGAATAAACGTACAGGTAGAAGGCTACAACCACACCGACCACACCGACCATTGGAAACTGGTTACAGACAGCAGCCTTTCAGGAAACAACACATTCGAACTCGTAAGCCCAATCCTCCACGGGGAACAAGGAATTGAGGAACTTGAGAAGGTCTGCTGGGTGCTCGACCTCTGCAACGCCAAAGTAAACGACACCTGCGGACTACACGTACACATGGACGCTGCAGAGTTCGACCTCACAACTTGGAAAAACCTCATACTAACCTACAAACGCCTTGAGAACGTTATCGACCACTTTATGCCACACAGCCGACGCAACAACCGATATTGCAAAGCACTTACTGCCATCACAGAAAATTCTATCAAGCACGCTCGTAACATTAGCGACCTTAGAGCAGCTTTCTCTCACAACCGCTACCACAAGGTAAACCTCGAAGCCTACGCTCGCCATCGCACAGTGGAGTTTCGCCAGCACGGAGGTTCCACCAACTTCACAAAAATGTCAGCCTGGATACATTTTCTCGCAAAAATGATTACCTTTGCAAAACAAGGAAAGGTGCAGGCAGGCACAACCCTTCAGAACATACCCTTCCTCACCGAAAGCGAAAAACTTTACCTAAAGATAAGAACAAAGAAATTAGCAGTATGAGAAGAATAAAAATAGAAACAAGAGATGGTCAGCAAAAGCCGACCATCTCTCCAAAAGAATTCTTTGGTACTATTATGGATTTGGCAAAAAAACAAAGCCGACTTCCTCATAATTTAGTCCCCGAACATCAACAAGTAGATGCACCAAAATTTAAAACCTACCGCATTAAAGGAGATAACCACAGAATTGTAGCATACAGCCCCGAGTCGTTCCTCCACCAGCTCCATGCAGGCAGCCGTTTCGACAGCGAAGGCACAGATGCGGAATATATGCAACGCTTCGCCCTCCGCCTTCAGGAACTCGAAGGCTATCTTGTCAGCACCGACAGCCCTGCTGCATTCCTTGCCGACCTTATTTCCCACGGCTTCGTATCCATAGAACGATAATCACACAGAACAATACCCACAGCACAATACCCATAAAACAATAATGATAGAATAATACCCATAGAATAATATTCATAGAACAATATTCATAGAACAATAATCATAGAATAACCCCTCTCCAGCTCGTTCTTTACAGCCGTAGCAGTATTCCCACTGCTACGGCTTTTTAAATGTTAAATATTAAATCTTACTACGATTTTTTATAGTAAATATTTGCATACTACAAATATTTGTAGTACCTTTGTATTGTCAAAAGAAAACAATGAGAATATGAAACAGAAAAAAGAAATGATGGAGGTTACACCTGAAGAACGGGAACTCCTCGAAAGAATGAGAAATTACAATCGCTCTTTCCCAAATGGTTATCCAGAGCTCTTGTGGGACTTACAACAACTCTTCGACACAATGGTTCGGACACCATACAACTAAGAACAAACCTCTCCCCCTCACTAAGGGGGAGAAAAAAGATAAAACATAAATAGCTATATAGATATGGAAACAGTAATAACAAGACCAGTAGTGGTTACAGATATGAAAAGAAAAGTACAAGACATCCTTATGGCGGTTTCATGGCGTGATTTCGCTGGAACGTACTTTCAAAAGTCTCCTTCTTGGTTTTACCACAAAATGGACGGTATTGATGGCAACGGAGGTGCTGGTGGCTTCAATGAACAAGAAACAGAGCAGCTGCGAGGCGCACTTATCGATTTATCCAACCGCATTCGTCGTGCAGCAGAAAATATTTAGGCGAGGTTCTCATTGACCTTAAGACAAAAGTCACTCATCGCCTATGAGTGCATTTTAGCCTCTCGCAATGCGAGGGGCTTTATGCTTTATGAAGTGAAAAAATTGCGTTACGCAAAAATAATTGCGTAGAATTTTGCTTATTTCATTGATTATTCTTACATTTGCATCGGACATCTATCGACTTATTTTAATTATGGCACGTAGCAAAATCCCAACAACCGTTATCAAGGCTACTCCTGAGGTAAGGAGAATTCTTGATAAAATGAGAGCTAACAAGCGTACTCAGGTAGAGAAATTGCGCAAAATGAAACCTGAAGAATTCACGATACGCATCATGTTATAAATGGAAGAAACATATTCTATTCAAACCCAAGACGGTGACAAATATATTCTTTCTGTAAATGACGTAGATATAGCTTTGCTCTCTGACGATATTCAGCAGATGCTTTTTAATAATAATCTACAAATAGGGGAAATAATCATTGAACGAACAGCTGGCAAGCAATATACTTGCTATAAAGTTCTTTACCAAATCTCCACTTGGTTAGCCAGTATTTTTGCACAGCATCAAGGACTTATTTTGTATTACCTCTGTGATGATATGAATTCCATTCCGAATCGGAATACTAAAGGCAAGAATAAAGACCTTTCACCCCAAGAATATCGCAGCAGGTTATTTTCTAAACTTTTTGAAGGGTACAAAAAGAGTCATCAAGTTGTAGGGATCTCGGATTATCCTATAATTATAGAAGGTGAGGGCTACAAAAAGTTTATACATCTTATTGCAAGAGCTTCACACAAAAAACATGTCTTAAATATGAGTAATTATATTAATGCTGTCTGGGGAAAAGGATAGAACTTTATTTACAAATTAAAATAAAAGATTCATGAAAAAAGTATTATTCACATTGCTGCTTCTTGCAAGTACTATCGCGTGTTTCGCACAAGCAAAACACGACGCTTACTGCGAACTTGTAGGAACTTCTAAATTTCTTAGCACTAAAGTTACAGTAGAAGTCGATTTTGGACAATCAAAGTGGGCAGATGCACACCTTTATGATGAGAATGGTAAGAAAATCTCTTTCAACTCTATGATGGACGCTCTCAATTATATGGGAAAGCGAGGCTGGACACTAACTCAAACTTATGCTATCACAAGTGGTAGCTCCAATGTATATCATTATGTTCTGGTAAAACAAGTCGAAAAAGACGAGGATATTACAGAAGGTATGAATTTGAAAGAGAAGTAAAAATTAAGTGAATGAGTCAAAATAGACATATTCCCATTCTCATATCTCTTAAATTCTCTTCTTTGTATTATTCTCGTGTCTTCGTAAAGAATATTAACCATAAACATCAAATAAAATGAAACAAACAGGATGTAGCTGTATTGTAATATGCGTAACAGTACTTCTGCTGAGTCTATTTTTCTTTTTCATCGTGGGAGGCTGCTCTGACGATACAGAAACCACTTCCACAGAGTTATATACGACGGAACAGACAGAAGTGGAAAGTAGAGCAATAACAATGGCAAGGCAAATCGTTAAAGTCAATTTGCATACTTCTTCAGATGTTGATTTCTCAAATGAAGAAATTTTTATAATGGGGGACAATGCCTATAATGTATTAGGTCATTACACTGTTGACGGTGTAGAACACAAGTTTGATTTGCGCCTACATTATAAAGGTGGAGAATGGAAATCTATCTCTAACTGGGAATGGAGTAGATTGCAATTAATGCGTGTTGGCGCAACAGATTTAGATGAAGATTTGCATGGAACTTGGACTACTGATATTTATCCGTAATTTTTACGCCACGCAAAAATAATTGCGTTTTTATTTGGCAGTTACAAAAATACTTTCTATCTTTGCAACTGTCAAACAAAGCGTAGTAATACGCAACAGAAGGGCGAGAAGAACTTCAAGCCCCGAACTTATTAAAAATTCGATGGGCTTATTTTTATGCCCATGTATAGCAGCCTCGCTGCAATGAAAATATGGCGGATGCCTTCCAGTGAAATTGCCCTTCGGTGCGAAATCGCTTTGTTTGACGACAGGAAGAGTATCCGCTTTTTCTGTGTCCGTACCTGGCGGAACCAGGCAATGTCAAACAAAGCGTAATATGCAACAGACAATTGAATTCAGAGCCGAGACGCAAGAGCGCAAGCAGCTCGACGTACGTGCTACGATACAGCGCAAAATCCAGTCTATTAACCTTTGGCTCGACACAAAGAGTGAGTTTTACAGCCGAATTTGCGAGTTTACAGTAACTCGTCGTTTGGCACTTCGCATCAATCTTGTAACTTTGTGCATGGGCTTCACTGCAGTATGCGTGGAACAACACCCCACAACCGCACTAATATCTGTATTATGTGCAGGTTATCTTGTTCATCGTGTAAACAAGTCAGATAAGGAAGGAGGCAAAAAATGACCCGACCAATAAATCAAACTCTAACATACGTCAGTCAGGACACCATTGCAGCCCTTAACGAAATGGTGGGCGGTGGATTTTTCCTCGGATATCTTGCCACATTGGAAGATATAGAAAATAAAATTTTCTCCGACTGTAATGGCACCTTTGTCGAAGCTACAGGAGAACCACGTCCAGGCACGTTCAAAATGCTGCAAAGTATCCGTGCTCTAAAAAACGATTTGCAAACACTCAATGCCCTCTGCCCTGAAAGCCCAGAGGAAGTAGATGGACTGAATTTTTAATTTAAATTTTTCAATATATGAGCAATAAAGAAAATAACACCGAACAACCAATAACCGACATCAGTATCTATATAGCTGCATTGCAGAAGACTTACGCCCCAGCCCCTACGCCAGCTGATGCCACCCATTTCTTTTCCACTGCCGAAGTGGTAGATGCCATCAGGGAAATCGATCCATCGGCAAAAGTTGCGCCAACAGAGGTGTTCTCTGCTCTCCGCAATGCAGGTTTCGATTTCTGCAATCGCCGTGGCTCGCAGGGACTGGAATTCAAATGGTTATTCCGTGAACGATAAATTCTACCATGACATTCATTTATTGGATGTTTATTTGTCGGGACATTTTGTCGTGAGACGAGGTGTCCTTTACAAATAAAGTAGAAGTTTCTAATTTTGCCATTGACAAATAAACATAAGGAAATGAATGAGAAAGGTATCAAACATGCATCACTTTTCAGTGGTATTGGAGCACCCGAGCTCGCAGCCTATTGGTTAGGTTGGCAAAATGTCTTTCATTGCGAGATCAGTGAGTTCTGCAAAACTATTCTTAATTATTGGTATCCAAATTCTATCGGTTATGAAAACATCAAAACAACAGATTTTAAAAAATGGCAAGGGGAAATCGACGTACTTACAGGCGGATTCCCCTGTCAGCCTTTCAGTTCAGCTGGACAGCGACTTGGAGCGAACGATGACCGCTACCTCTGGCCAGAGATGCTACGAGCTATCAGGGAAATACAGCCCTCTTTCGTCATTGGTGAAAATGTTGCTGGAATCCTCACAATGGTACAGCCCACTGAGGCGGTTAAAGTGGGTTGCACGCCCTCTTTATTTGAAGAGAACGACAATATATATAGAAAAGAACAGCAGTTCGTTGTCGAAACCGTTTGTACAGATCTTGAACGTGAAGGATATTCCGTGCAGCCGTTTGTTATTCCGGCTTGTTCCGTCGGTGCGCCCCATCAAAGAGATCGGGTGTGGTTCATTGCCCAAAGAAATGCTTCCAACTCCTATAACGCAAGGACTAAAGGTATGCAAGAACGGAAAGCAGAAGTTCTATTCTCTAGAGTTACTACCGACTCCGCTTGCAGTAGAGATACAGCGCAGCAAACGTATCAAAGAATTGAAAGAGAAGGGAGGTCGAACAATGGGCAGCAGAAAGAATGGCGAGCGACGTCCGAGCGGACTGATGGATTATATCAACTTTCATGGGATTCTACCGACACCTTGTGCGCAGGATTTCAAGAAACGAGGCGAGAACTCAAAGCAGAAAGGATTGCTAGATATATTCAGCAAGATGGATTGGTTGCTAACTCCGACGGCAAGCGATGGCAGGAGGTCTATGATGACAATGGACAATCTGAAGGCGCACAGAAAGCCGAACGCGGAACAGAGCAATTTAGCGGAACAAATTGCCCACAAGATTGGTGGAGGGACTTCCCAACTGTCTCCCCTGTTTGTATCGGAAATGATGGGCTTCCCTTTGATGTATCTCGTCTTACCATTTCTTTTGTCCGATGGAGGCAAGAAGCAATAAAAGCCCTCGGCAACTCTATGGTTCCTCAAGTAGTATATGAATTATTCAAAGCCATAGAAAGTCAAATACTCAAAGATTGATTTGCAACTTTCAGTTATAAGTTTTACATTTGCATTAAAATAAATATTTTGATTATGGTAATGTTAGAAATATTCTTTTTTTTAATATCGCTTATTCTGATGCCGTTCTTTACATACGGTGAGCCATGGTCTGTAAAGTTGTTCTATTTAGGACTGTGCATGTTCTTAACCCCAATAATAGGTATACCACTATACAGGCATTTCATTAAATAGAAAAATCCTTGTCCTTTAATTTATAACTGTCTGTTACTATATTTGCAATATAAATAGCAAGTATGGTAACAGACAGTCTCGTTCGTAAAAAGTTCGTTCACGAAACCCTGCAGAAGGGTCTCTTGAAAATTTATGCCACACAGGAATCTGTAGTGCGTAGTAATTATCAACTACGCTCAAGAAGGCTTATCACACTGCTTTCAAAGCATTCTTTTGAGAGCAGCATCACCAGCGACTCTCATACAATATTTGTCCGCATTCTTCCTTACCTCCGCTTTCTCGACATGGCGTATCGCAGACGCGACCGTATTTCCAAGTTCAAACGACGCAACCTCGCTCTTTACAACCGTGTGGTGTGGGGTGTGCTCTATCATGAAACATTCCCACAGCTTCGCTATGGCTTCACCGATGAAGTAAGAAAGACCATTCACGACCAATTAGATAAATCATTTAACCCATAAATAGTATGGCAAACAAGCATCTATCAGAAGACCAAATTCAATATACTGTTGATGTCAAGACTTCAAAGGCACAACAGGAAATCCATAAACTCGAAGTTCAGTCAGCGTCCCTCAGAAATGAGAACAAGCAGCGACTGCAGCAAATGATAAAACTTGAAGCATCGGGAAAGAAAGAAACCGAGCAGTACAAAAACCTTGCTGCTTCCTACAAGGATACTGGTAGACAGATTCGTGAGTTGAGTTCTCGTATTCAGGAGCAAACACGCTCGCTGGATATAAATGCAATGACAATGTCTCAGTTGAAGAAACAGTCTAAGTATTTACAGAAAGAACTGGACAATGTCTCTAAGGCTCTAAATCCACAGCAATACTCTGCTCTGGAAAAAAATATTCAGACCGTAAATGCCCGAATATCAGAATTAAAACAAAATGCAAAAAATTTCAAAGAGCTTCTTGCTTCTGATGATTATAACAATTTCTTTTTAGGACAATTGGGCATAAAAACGTTAGAGTTAGTCGCCCGAGTAGGAAAGTCGATAGCTGGGGAATTCTCAGAAACAATAGATAAGAGTGTAGAGTTGGCAGAATCAGCTGATGGTGTAGTTCACGCTTTTGAAAAGATAGGTACGGAGGATTATCTTCAAACTCTCCGCGATGCGACCAAAGGAACAGTATCTGACATTGAATTGATGAAGGCTGCCGTAAAGGCAAAAGACTTCCGCATTCCACTCGAAGACCTCGGCAAGTATCTTTCTTTTGCTCAATTAAAAGCTCAGCAGACTGGACAATCGCTCGATTATATGGTAGATTCCATCGTTACAGGTCTTGGACGCCAATCCCCACAGATACTCGATAACCTTGGACTTTCTGCAGCCGAAATAAAAGAACAAACCAAAGAAACGGGCGACTTTATGAAAGGTGTAGCAACCATCGTAGAAAAAAATCTCGCAGCAGCAGGTGAAACGTATATCTCTGCTGCCGACCGAGCTGCGCAGCGTACCATCGAACTTGAAAATGCACAGTTAGCACTTGGTAAGGCATTGCTGCCCATCAAGGAAGAATTTACAGATATTTATGGTCAGATACAAGTAGGAGCCATTAAAGCTATCAAATACCTCGTTGAACATCGCAACACGCTTGTTCTGCTTACGAAAGCTGTTGTCCTGCTTACTGCTACTTATACTGCTTATGTCGCAGGGCAGAAACTTTCTTATCTGTGGAGCCTGCGTGCCGTCGCTGTCAGTAAGATCAAGGCTGCTGCAGCCGCTGTTGAGAATACTATGTTACAGTTATCTGTATTACGTCACGCAGTTCTCAACAAGACAATGAAGACTTCTATTGCTTTGCAAAAAGCCTTCAATATCGTTCTTAAACTTAGTCCTTGGGGAGTTATCCTTGGGGCTATAACACTCGTTGTTGGTGCGTTACTGATGTTTAATAAGCGTGCCGACGCTGCCACCATAGCACAAAAGAAACTCAACGATATTCAGTCAGAAGCCAGTCGTAAGGTGGAGGAGGAACGTATTAAGATAGAGATGCTCACTAAGCGCATTCACGATAATTCTCTCTCACTTGCCGAACGACAGGGTGCGATTGAAGCATTACAAAAGATTGTACCTGACTATACAGCAAAGCTGTCGCATGAAGGAAAGGTTTATGATGAGAACACGCAGGCTCTCACACGCTATCTGAACGCTTTAAAGGAAAAGGCTTTACTTGAAGGTGCACAGAATGCTCTAAAAGAATTAGGAGAAAAGAAAGCTAAACTAATCATACAGCTGCGACAACAAGAGCAACAGCTCAAAGATATGAAGAAAGAGCAGGCGCAATTTCAGCAACAGAATGCAGGACGACCTCAGACAACGGGAGGTGCATACGCTCCTACATATGTCGGTGCTTCCATGGGATACTCTGGGGAGGTTGGGACGTTATCAAGACAACTTCAAAAAACGAAAGACGAGATCAAAGTGGTTGACGCTTCTATGAATGCAATTGGTAAAGAGTTCGGTAAGAAGATGTTTAGTTCCAGTGGTGGAAGTAATGGCGGCTCTGGTGCAAAGAAAGGAACAATAGGTACTGAACTGGATGCTATTGATGCCAAAATAGAGGCTTTGAAACGAAAGCGACTGACGATAAAGGTTGGCGACACGAAAGGGCTAAAAGCTATTGATGCGCAGATTGCCAGTCTTGAAGCAAGGAAGGAGCAACTGGAATACAGTAAACCAACAAAGAAGAAGAAGAAAAAAAAGAAAGTAAAAAAAGGTAAAGATCCTGATGAGATAACGAAGAAAAACTTCTCATCTGCAAGAAGGAATGAGGTGGATAATGCAAATACAGCTTATCAAAAAGATTTAAATAACCTCAATATGATGCTTACTCAGAAGAAGATTTCGCAGGAACAGTATGATATTACAGTCACTACTTTAAAAACGCAGCATGCTTCAAATCTGCTTCTGATTGAAAAGAACTACTACGATAAGTCACAGAGCCTTGGATTCAAGGATGCTACTAAGAAAAAAGAACTTATTAGTTCGCAAGAGAAGAATGTTACACAAGCTGAACAGGGATTAGCCGAGAGCCGTATCGCTGCAGAAGAGAAGTATCAGGAATTAATGAATAAGATAGCCGAGCAAGGGGCAGTGAAACAAACGCTGACCCTGCAGGAAGAACGAGATGTAGAACTTGACTTTCTGAACGGATATTACCAAGCAGCTCTCCAGTTGGCTAAACAAAATGGAAAGGATACCAATAATGTAGAAACTGCTTATCAAACTGCACGGCAGAATATTCTTAAAGAATATGCGGATAAAGAGTTTGCAAAGGTAAAAGAACTTGAGCAGCAAAAGGCACAAGCACGACAGGAGTATGGGCTTGACACGTTCGAAGACCAGTATGCCGCACGTCGCAAGAAGATAGAGAATGACACTCTACTCAATGAGCAGGAACGTCAGCAGGCTCTTACCCTTCTTGATCAGCAGGCAGAAGAACACCGCCTTCAGATACGTCAGCAGTATGGTCTTGTCTCACAGCAGGAACTTTATAATGCAGAACTGGAACAGCTGAAGATGCACCTTCAGAACAAAGAGATATCTGAAGAAGAGTATGAAGAGGCAGTGAAGAATATGAAGATCGCCAAGATGAAGGAGACGTTCGACTACTACTCAAACCTCTCCAGTGGAGCAGTTCAGGCACTACAGCAAGCAGAAGAAGCAAACGTCGATGCGAAGTATGATGCGGAGATTGAAGCTGCTAAGAAAGCAGGCAAAGATACCACAGAACTTGAAAAGAAGAAAGCGGATGAAAAACTAAAGATACAAAAGAAGTATGCTGATGTTAATTTCGCAATTAAAGCCTCTCAGATTATAGCTGACACCGCAACCTCAATTATGAAGGCTTATGCAGACCTTGGTCCAATCGCTGGCTCTATTGCTGCTGCCTTGATGGGTGTGACTGGCGTTGCCCAACTCGCTGCAGCCAATGCAGAACGTCAGAAAGTAAAACGTATGTCGCTCAATGGTGCCGGAGGTGCATCTTCAGCTTCAGGAACTCGTGTCGTTACAGGTCTCGAAAGTGGTGGAAGCATTGATGTCGAACGTGAGCAGGACGGCAAACGCTTCCATGCTGACTATGACCCTTATCGCCGTGGTTTCATTGACAAACCAACAGTTATTGTTGGCGAGGGTGGATATGGACGTAGCCGTGAATGGGTAGCTTCCAACGCTGCTGTAGAGAACCCGACAGTGGCTCCATTTCTGAATATTATCGACCAAGCACAACGTGCAGGTAATATCCGCACATTGGATATGAATAAGTTTCTCTTACACCAGGCGCAAGGACGTGCTGCAGGTGGATATATCACTCCATCTGCACCAACATCACAACCAATGCCTACAGTAATTAACCATAGAGATGAATATAATAAGGAGTTATTGGAGACATTGAAAGAACTCCGCAATAATGGCATTCGCTCTTATGTTGCGCTCGATGATTTTGATGCGCAGCAGAAACTTCGTAATCAAGTAAGACGCATTGCGTCAAAATAAATCCATGCAGATATGAAAATAACAAATCTTTCTATGGGCGAAGACTACAATCTTTCGCCCGATACAAAAATAGAAGTAGAACGCACGAATCCATTCTTCAATGATTATGGCGAGAGTACCGTTCCGCTTGATTTGCCTACCTCGCCACGTAATCGCAGAATGCTTGCGTTTCCTGAAACATTTGGAGGTATGCAGAAAATACGTCCTATCGATGTAACCATACAGGACGGTGAGTTCTTTGCTCAATGTCGGCAGATGGTGCTAAATGCGACACATAAAGGAAAAATATCTACATCATTTTATCTTAACGATGGTTCTTTCTATTCTAAGATAAAAGATGTAAAGCTAAAGGATATTTTCAAAGATGAATGCGTTCCTGGAGTGTCTACAGTACAGCAAGCTATAGCGTTTTGCCGTGGCTTGCGCAATAATAAGAATGATAAGTTCTCTATCTTTCCTTTATTGGTTGAGGACGACTCGGGGCAATCTACAGGTTTTAATTATAAAATTCTCAATGCTTTTGGTAAAGACGAGACTGTTGAGAAAGTCATCGAACATATTCCTGGTATACCAACAGCACTGGAAATACCTATAGTGAATGTTTTTAACCCCGATTTGACTACACCAGATTCCGACTTCTACAACGCTACAAAGAGAATAGAGTATGTAGAAAACGTTTCTATTAGCCTGAACGAAGGCTATTATATTACGCCTTTTATTCGTGCCAACTATCTTCTTCAACGAGTGTTTGCCTATTTCGGTTACAAGTTGTTGCCAAACTTCTTTACCGAAACGGATCCATTCGATAAGATGGTGGTACTTAACAATGTTATGGATACCATTGTAAAGGGTAAGATACGTCTTGCCGATCTTGTTCCTAATATAACTTGCTCGGAGTTTATTGCTGTATTTCGCAAGAAGTTTTGTTGCGAGTTCACGGCTAACGAAGGTAAAGGTACTGCTGATGTTATTTTCTTGCGTGATGTTATGGCAAGCACGCCAACAACCGATCTTACCCATAATATGACAGAAGAACCTACCATTGCATACAAAACAGAAAAGGATTACCAGCGCATAACGCTTACTCCAGAGGATAAACTTGGAAGCGAAACAACAGAATCATACGAAGACTTTAACAATATGGCTAAGTCTAACCCTGCTGCTTATTTCGACCAGAGAGATGGTGCTTTCTACAAGATTGGTTTTTCAGGAGACTTCCGCTTAATTACAAAGATAGGCGAAGGGTCGCAAGATTACAACACTGGAGAACAATTGGAACCGAAAGAGGTGAAAGTTCCTGAACTTATACCAGAGTTTAGGGCTTTGCAATATAAGGTTGATTTTAAAGACCTAAAGAAAGATTACGATATAGGGCACTACCTATTCGTGGGTAAATATAAATCTCTTAACTCGAAAATGGTTATTGCTGGAGACGATAAAGATAGCGATACAGAACATGCTGATAAGGAGAAGACTATGTTAGCCTTTTCGGCTTTTGTTAATGGTCGTACAGTGGGAACTATTTCTCCATACGACATATCGTCTCCCGATTGGAAGAAGGCAAACAAATTGTTCGACTACGCTCTATATTACAATGGAGATGAAGGTGTGTTTGCACGCTTTTATAAGGATTACGATTTATTGTTGCGTAATTCTTTGCACGACCTGAAGGTGAAACTCTTGCTTTCTCAGTCGCAGAAACAGAATCTCCCTGCATATAGTAAGGTTCTTATTAGAGGTGTAGCTTTTTTCTTTAACAAGCTAAAGTTTGTTTTAGGTGGCAAAGACGAACCTATGGAGTCTGAATTGAAGACAATATCGCTCATGGATCCCGTAGTTGTAGCTCCCAGTATTGATAGCTTCTTTCCTGCCATGAACACAAAATACAAATGGGTAGGTAGGTCGCGTATCGTAGAAGTTTCAGGGTCGGTTTACGATAATTCAGGTCCTGATAAAGATAGGGCTTTTATAACAATGTATCCACCTATGGCTTCTAAAGAGTACTTAGGCGTGGAATTTATGAAACAGAGTTCTTATCGTTCGCAAAAGGTACGCCATAAGTCGTTTTGGCGTAGTGCTAAATACAAATACTCACGTACAGACGTATGGCTGGAATGTGTGGAAAAGGACGCTACAGACGTTTGGTAAGTTGTCCTTTACCACTATGTGATGTTTTGTTACTTTTGCGATAAATATATTGCTTACTATGGATATAATTATAAAGCCCGACAATATAAGCCTTGTAGGCTCAATGAAGAGAATAGTTCTCTCCAGCGAGCAAGAGGTAATATTTATTTTAAGCTACGCTGAAAACAATGCACCGATAGTGCAGCACACTTATACTCCAGACTCTCACAACAGAATTGAGATTAACCTTGAAGATGTTATAGCACCATTGCTATATTTCGAGCTTCAGGATATTGAGAGTGCATACTTGCAGAACCATATCGCACGCGAATTTAAGGTTACAATACGCTATGAAGGAGAAAAGACTAAGGCATTTACCTTTACGGCTATCCGTGCAGGAGTGGACCGATTGGCTGATTCGGCAGAGAACTTCCTGAAAGGCAACTTCCTTACGTGGCAGCCCACCGTGAAGCCTGTTACCTACAATACTCCTGAGTTCCTTACTTACTATGCGCTGACAGAAGGCTTCGTTAAGTGCGTGGGCTATTATGAGGGGCGTCTTATGGGTGCTGTAAAAGGCGATGTTAAAGTCTTAGCAAACTTACAGAAAGACAAAGCGCAGACAATACCTGTGCAATATGCCATTATGGCTAAGCTCTTCGGCTTTCTCCCACTATATTACGATGTGTGGGTAGAAGATACCGAAGGTAAGCGTCTGACGTATATTCAACGCTACTATGCTTCGGATATCAGGAGCGAGGAAGAGCAATGGGTGTTGTTTGAGAACTCGCTCGGTGGTATTGATACCTTTCGTGCGTATGGCGACACAACGTTTACGGCAAAGCACACGCACAACATTGCCGAGATTGAAAACGATGCAGAAGAATATCGTGTAGATACTGCTCGCGAATATAAGAAGAACACTGGTCATCTTAACAAGGAGGAACGCCGATGGCTGCTCGACTTCTTCCCCTCTCTCGGGAAATATGTCTATATCGATAACTATATACGCAGGATAGTAGTTACCGATAGCGAGGCTTCGTACGAAGCAAAGGAGCTGCCTTCTAACTTTAATTTTACTTTTAAGTTTGCCGATGCACGTCCGTATCTCAATCTTCGCAGAAGTGCAGTACCGGCAAAGATGATGGATATAAAAGTTCCCGAATTGGGTTCTTTTACCATCGCCCCACGCTTGGTTGAG